GGCAATTGCCATTCGCTATTACCTAAATAAGTACAATTACCAATAGTTTTGAATACAGATATTTGCTCATCTATATTTTTTTGTCTATCCGCATATTCGCTATCATTATCAGGCACTCTAAGTTGCTGATTAAGATTATCAAAATAATTTTCAAATATTTCAAGTTGCACTTGAGTAGCTGTTTTATTAAACTCATCAGGAGTCATATAACCTCTTTGCTCCTTGTTAAGTATTAATAAAACGGTCTTGTAAACTGTATCTACATTTATTGCCATTTGTTTGTTTTTATTATAATATTTAGGCAGCTACCGCGTTATTACGCAATAGCCGCCCATATATTAGTATTACGTATTATTGAAGTTTTTTCTCAATAGATTGGAAGATTTCAATACCTTCATCTGTTTTGAAAAATGCAGCCATAGCCGAATACGGGTTTTCATCAAAAGGTACAGTCATTAATTTTTTACCATTAGCTGCCCATTTGAAATCACGTTGGTCTGGTGATAGCTTTATAATGTTAGCTTCGCATGCTTTGATAGCAAAATTACGTAGCTGAATATTTTCATCATTAACCAAATCTAAAAATAGACCCGGGTTCCTTTTAGCAAAAATTAATAAATCTCTTTTAATTTCTTTAGAAGTCATCTTAGATACTTTTGAACCTAATTCAACACGCAGAATTGCTTCGGCCTGGTCAACATCCATTGAAGATGCCGCTGTCATAGCTTCTAATTCTTGTTCTAAATCATCTAATTCATCTACAGCAACTAATACCGCATCAAATTCATGGTATTTTTTGTTTAACATTGGATGATAAAGTGATAATAATTTTTGTAAATTTTGTTGCTCTTTTGGTACGGTAAGCGTTCCGTTTTTAAATATAATATGACCAAGTGTAGCCTCACCTTTTTGTTCGTCCACAAATGGAGAGTTTTGGTTTGTGGCATATCTTAACTCTCTTTGAGTTTTTGTTGCTGGGTCAAACCATAATAATGGAAATCTTCTAGAGTGCCTTGAAGATATTGTGTAGGTTAATGGGCTATGTGGCCCAGTTAATAAGTAAGTTCTATCTTTAACTTCCCAATTATCCGTACTGTTTTGAGCAGTATTTGTTTTTTCTTTTGACATGATATAATATAATTAATTAATTTATAAAAAGTAAAAATTACCCCTGCATTTACACAGGGGTAAAATTTACACTAGTTATTATACTAGGATACTGAAGTGAATAACACAAAGTTATTAGCTCCTTGAACACATAAACATCTTTCAGACAAGAAGTTTACCTCCATTGCGTCTAAATCAGAAGTATATGCTCCACCAACAGAACCTAATACCCAAGATTTCATTCTTCTATCGTCAGCTTGAGAAGCTCTATAACGAACGTGTAAGAAAGGTCTGCGGATATTTGTTCCTAAAATTTGGTCATAAACAGTTGAAGTACCCGCTGGAACTAAAACACCATCAATAGCAGATTTAGCAATTCCTCCACGAGTAGAAGCATCGTTTAAGTATTTCCAATCAGTTTTGTAGAAATCATAAGAACCTCTGCGGAAACCAGAAAAACCTAAGTTTAACGCCATTTCCTCAGAATTTTCAAATAAACCATAAGCAACTCCTCCGTTAGCACCAGAAGACAAAGCAGCTAACATATCATCAAAATCTAATGAAGTTTGACGGTTTAAGAATAACATATTCTCCTCAATAGCGCCTTGAGTATCTAAGTTTCTTAAAATTGAATCAAACTCAACTAATCCTGCAGCAGCAGTAAAGTTATTTAATACATTACCTCTTTCTTCAATAGCAGCAAATAAACCTTGCGTACCTTTTCTACCAGCAGCTAAAGCAGCAGATCCAGTAGTCGCTAATTCTCCTTCTACTACAGACATTTCTAAGTAATCTTCAAAACGTAATCTTGTTTCAGATTCTGCTTTTAAATACCACATAAATCCACCAGCTCCGTCCTCAGTAGCAATTTCTACCCATCCGATTTGAGCTGTATCAGAACCATTAACAACATATTTGTTACGGATAATAATTGGAGAGTTAGAAAATTGAGTAAAGCTAGGTTCAATACTTGTATAGTTGTCGTTTGCTAAAGTAGATCCTTTTTTGTATTCAGAACCGTAAACAAAGATTTTTAAATCATCCATTGCGTCTGTAAATCCGGCAGCAGCTAAAGTAGCAGCAGTATAAGGCGCAACAGTTAAAGCCCCAGTAGTAATATTACTAGCTGTAACAATAGCTTTTACCTCTAATCCTGTAGCAGGATTCATAATAACAATAGTCTGATTAATAGAAATAACGTTTTGTACAAAATCTGCAGGATTAGCTGGAGTTAAGTTAACCGGGATAAGTAATGTATTTGCAGCAGCACTTACTACGTCAACTCCAGTATAAGCAATGTGTAATCTGTTTTGCTCTGACCAAATAACTTGATCTGAAGCCATTGGCATTTCAGCACCAACCATACGTAAGAATCCGGAAAGAGTTCTGTTTCCATAACGTTCTACTTCTTGTTCATAGATTTCTGGTAAATATTGTTGTGCAAAAGATACGAAATCCGCATTAGTAGGATCCGTAAAGTTTAAATAATTAGTATCTAAAGCTTGTTGTTTTTGAGACGGTTTAATAGTCCCAAATGAAGGCGTTACATTTGCCATAATTTTTAGTTTTAATTGTTAAATTTGTTTTTTATTCTCAATTTTGTAGAATCAACACCATTAACTGCTTTTATCTTAAAACCATTTACAAATATTTCGCCGCTCGCTGTTTGTCTTGGAGCAGTTGATATATTGTTTGATTTTGCGGTAATTTCTTTAATGGCATCGGCTTTACCTTGCTCATAAAAATGATGAGCTAAAGTATCTACGTTTTCAGCAGCATACATTGCCTTGTGATAACCTTTCAAATCTGTTACTTCACCTTTATCATTCAAGAACCTCTTGACTAAGTTAGTAATGTTTGATTGTTTCTCTGCCACAGTTTCAACATTTTGAACTCCATATCTAAAATTTTTATCACCTAATTTAAAATCAAAACCTTTGAAATCTTGAGTGAAAAAACTTTTTGTGTCGCTCTTAAACCTTGAGTGTTGGCTTTCAACAACTTCCTGCTCTTGTTGGTATCGGTTAAAAAAGTCAATTGCTTTTTGTTGATCTTTATTAATACTTGGTCGTAACTTTACTTCCTCGTAATATTTAGATTTAAGATCTTCTAAAAAACCTTTTGCTTTTGCAACCTCTTCCTTAAACGCTAATTTCTTTTTACGGATTTCGCGTTCATCGTCCTCGTCTTCATCGTACGCAAAACGATCGTCCATTAGGAAATCAATTTCGTCATCATTCAGATGAGGTCTAGTTTTTTTATAATATTCTTTTAATAATAATTCGTTATTAACACTTGAGTAATCAGCATTCAATCTAACATAATCTTCTACTGTTCCTCCAGTTTCTTCCATAAATGAAATCAACTTCTCGATGTTTTCTGGTAATTGTTTACCTGTAGTCTCCGCTGTATTCACAGCTTCTATAGCTTCTTCCTCTAATTCTCTAGTGCTAATAGCTACTTCTTCTTCAGATATTTCTTGTATTACAGTAACCGGCGTTACATTAACTTCGACTACTTCTTCTTCGGAGACAATTTTTTCGGTAACGATTTGATTGACTTGGTTTCCTTGCTCCACTTCTTGCAATCCCACTTCGGGTTGTTTTGACTGTAGCAAGCTTTCATTTGTGCTTTGCTCTTGAATGGCATTATCTTCTGTTTTAGTTTGTAAATCTACTTTTGTAACTGTTGCAGGCTTATTTAATTTTCTAGCCGTAGGTTTTGGTTTTTGTAATTTAAAACTACCTTCTTGTTTTACTTCTTTTGACATGATATAATAATATAAAATTAGTTAATATTTTTTACATAAGACCTAAGTCAAATTCTGCAGCACCTGTGTTTTCAAAATCTTTTGGCAAGGTGTTATTCTTTCTTTGCTCAATTAATTCTGATTGTTGTGTCGCTTGTATTTTTGTTCTTTGATCTTTTCTATCTTCCATTTGATTTAATTTAGTATTAGCAATATCCATTTGCATTTTTGCTAATTCTAAATCATATTGGAATTGTTCTGCTAAAAGTTGTTTTTTAATTTCTAACTCTTGCATCATTCTTTGTATCTCGAATTGAGATTTTGATTGTAGCACTTGTATTTCCGTTTGAGCCACAGCTTCTCTTTTTTGAACTTCAGCCATTGCTGCTGCTTCAGAAGCTTGAGCTTGTGCTTCTCCTTGTGCTCTAATCATTTCTTGCTGATTAGCTTGATCTCTTTCTTGTTTTTTCTTTTTCTTAAACTTCAATGCTTGATTTGCTAACCCTATATTATTTATTTGGTTTAAATCAATAACATCTTCTAAGTCAATATTACCTGATTGTAATGCTATCTGGACATTTCTTTCAAAAGCTGCTTTTTCTTCTTCTTCCGGCTCTAATTCAAGGAATATACCAAAGTCATGTAAATTAAGGTTTTCAATTTCTTTTAACGTTTCTACATTAAATAAAGATATACTCTCTATTAGTGACTGCTTAGTTAATGGAAAACTTAATGAATCATTAACTCTTAATGATATATTCTCACAAGTTCTTAATGTTATATATAAACTTGCATCTTTTATATGTCTTGTCGCTGTATTTGAATTTGCTGCAGCCATTTTTTGTAATCCAACTAAAGCATCTCTATCAGGAGTACTTCCATCTCTAGCTTCATTTAATCCGGTTACATCACGAATCATTTGTAAATAATACTGGTATGTTCCTATTAAAGCTTGTATCTTAGCATTACCATTAGATGTTTGTAATTCTTGAATAGGTACTTTACCTTGATTTACTCCACCGTCTTGAGACATAGATCTACCAACAATAGATCCTGTTTGGAAATACATATTAAGTGCTTCTGCAGGATTATAGTTTGTACCATTACCAAGATCAACTTCAGCAAGACCGTCAACGTCTACAAATACTCCGTCCGGTACCATTCTAGATAATACCTGTTGTAATTTTAAATGCGTTAACTGAATCATATCAGCAAACGTTATTGTTCTACTAACTAATGACTCTATTCTTCCTTTATATATTCTTGGCGCACAAATGGTATAATTCATTTGCACTTTTGTAGTATCCGCGTATGGACGTGTCATGTTCTCTGCTAATTTCCATTCTAGCATTTTTTCAAATCCAAGAATTTTAGCGCCAGAATATAATACTTCTATACTTCTAGATACTCTTTTAAAATTGTCATTCTCAGGTGGATCAAAACTATCATCTTTTTCAATAGCTTTTTCCATTCCCTGTTCTGTTTGTTTTATTTTAAATACTTGATTTGAATAGGTTTTATATTCAAAATAAAGTACTTGTACTGTTGTATTATCATTACTTTGCCCTGGATAATTACGAATATAATTCATATCACCAGGATATTTTTCAATTTCTTTTAAATCTTGATCAGATAAATGAGGGAATTGCTTTTTTAATTCCTCAAGACTAATAGCTTTTACTTCACCTACATAATATAGATCTTCAAAGTTTGGATCTTCTGAGTAAGAATATACTAATGTAGCAGGATCAACATAATCAATAACAATTCCGTTTGCTGGATTCCATGATGTTTTTGCACATGCAATACCAATTACAGTTAAATCATAATTTAATCTTTTAGCTATTAAATCGTATTTATTATTAGCTAGTACTTGATTAATTACTTCTTCCTCTGCAATCTCTATTGCAGGCTTATAATCTAATTGCAATCT